TTAATGAACCGTCCGCCGTTGGTTCTTCTTTAATATAGCGAAAATGATTGAATGTAACTAATTTAGAAACAATAACATCGCGCGCGTTAGCCCTTTAGCTTTTTCGCGTCGCGGAAATTAGTACAACGACTGGAACAAAATCGAGGTGCAGCCGTTCTCGCCGACGACCGACCCAACCATCCTCGGCATCAAGCCGCTGCCTAACGTGCAGGAGAAGATTAAGAAGATGCGCGAGAAATATTGGAACGAGGATATTGAGACCGTCACCTTCGAGGAGACGGAGTATAACCCCGACTCGCTGAAACGTATTACCCCGACACCGCTCAATGCAGATGGAGAATCAGGAGATCAATCAACAATACTTTAGCCACTCGCAGCTATATAACGTCTACTTGGGGACTAAGGACTTGACCCTCGTATGCGGACGCGGCTATGGCAAGGGTGCGCTCCATGCCGCCTGGAATCTGCGCAATATGCAGCGGATGCCGGGCAGCATTACGGGCATCGTGGCGGCCAACGTGAAGCGCGCTCTGACGAACACACTCCCCTCTATGCTTATCCATTGGGAGCGGTGGGGCTATCGCCGTAATGTGCATTGGGTGATTGGCAAGAAGCCGCCGAAAAAATTGGGTTTCGCCAAGCCCCTGTTCGTGCCCGAAAATTACGAAAATGTAATTTCGTTCTACAACGGCTCGTTGGGGTTCATCATCTCGCAGGACCGCGCCGGTACGTCCAACTCGTTCAGCTTCGACGCTGTCGACATCGACGAGGCGAAGTTTATCGACTACAATCAGCTCAAAAATGAGACACTGCCGGCCAATCGAGGCAACGCCCAATACTTCGGCCAACACTCGTTTCATCATGGGGTGTTCATCTCCTCGGATATGCCGGTGACCACTCAAGGCAGCTGGTTTATGAACGACCGCGAGAAGTGCGACCCGGAACTGATTAGCTTGATTGAGGGGCTGGTCTACGAGCGGTGGCGCGTGGAGAATCGTATTCGCGAGGCGATTACCGCCGGTAAGGCCTATCCGGAGTATCTGAACAAGTATCTGCGCGAGGTGAATATCAACCTGGAGCGCTTCCGTGCGGCTGCGCTCTATTATCATGAGTATTCTTCGATCGAGAATCTACAGTTGCTCGGCGAGACTTACATCCGCCGCATGAAGCGTGACCTGCCGCCGCTGACCTTCCAGACGGCCATCCTCTGCAAGCGCATCGGCATCGTGGCCAATGGTTTCTATTCGTCGATGACCGAGAAGCACAAGTATAACTCTACGGACTTCGCGCAGCTCGACAACTTAGAGTACGACTTCAAGGCCATCGGCCGGGTGGGGAGTCTCGCCGATGGCGATGTGGACCCGTACCGCCCGCTTTATAGTGGATGGGACTACAATGCCAACATCAACTGGGCCGTTATCGGCCAACCGACGGACGGCAAACTGCGCGTCCTGAAGTCGTTCTATGTGACCTTCGAGCGGAAACTGCCGGAACTGGTTGATGACATTTGCGAGTATTACAAGGAGCACAAGCGTAAGGAAATGGTGGTCTACTATGACGTGACCGCTCTTGCCTCCAACTACGCCGTGAACGACGAAGACTTCCTCTACGTCATTACGAAGCGGTTTGAGTCGCACGGCTGGAGCGTCACGCAGCAGCACATGGGTAACCCCATGAAGCACATGGAGAAGCACCTACTTATTAACGCCATGTTCGCCGGCCAGCGTCGACTCATGCCGATGATCAACGTGCAGAACAATGAGGACCTCTTGATTTGCATTCAGTCCACCGGCGTATATAACGGACATAAGGACAAGCGCCACGAGAAGGACCCCGATAGCGAAGAAAACCCTCTGAGGCACCGAACGGACGGCTCCGACGCCTTCGATAATCTCTGCATCGGGTGCGAGCGCTTCCCGCAGGAGTTTGCAGCCGGGTATATTGTGGACACAGGTAGCGACTTCGGTTAAGGCGGGGTGGTCGCTCGTCCTCCGTCCTGCCCGCCTCGCCCTCGTTCGGGGCTTCGGTCGTGCGGGAGGTCGTTACCGTGCATGAGTTGCTTTGGTTGGTCGTGATGGGAGTGGGTGTCGGAGCGGTCCGATACCTACTCCGTTTTGCTTACCATAGGTAGCATAAAAATAGGCGGTATGCTCACGCACCCCGCCTACTGTCAATTTAATTTTAAGCCTTTAGTTTAGCTTCAGTTAATCGTTATCTTTGTTGAGCAGGTTCTTCAACCTGCCTATCTCTTCGGCCTGCTGCTGGAGTCTATCCAACAACTGCGACGTTATTTCCGGATGAGCCGTTTCGCTTTGCTCTGACTGACCTTCCTTGACAAGCATATCACCTTCGCCTGTAAGAAGCCAATCCGCGTTGATGCCTTTGCACTTTTCGTAAATCAGCTCTATATCAAATGACCCTCGTTGATACCAAGAGTTAATTGCTTGCGGTGTTTTGCCTAACATCGTTGCAAATTTCGATTTGTTTCCTCCTGCAAAGTAGCTTATAATTTCGTCGAGTTGACCGATTTTATTCATATTTGATATAGCTTTAAGCGTTATTTTTATAAATTTTGCGCGTTTTGCGTAAAATTTTCGGGTTTTTGCTTGCACAATATAAACTAATCGCTTATGTTTGCACCGTGTTTAGCAATTATCCGCGTACAAAGATAAGTATTTTGAATAACATAATAAACAAAACAACAAAACATTTTCACAAAATGGAAGAAACAACATTCAAAAAGACTGTCATCAGTCTTGAGTCGCTTGGGACGGACGAGCAAGATGTCCGTCGTCGCTTTGCACAGCTGCAACGTCAGTTCATCTTACTCCTCTCGCTCTGCCAGGATTTGAGCCTGATAGACAAAGACCAGTTGGTAGATAACATCTATTGGTTAGACTACCTCCAGAACGAAACCGAGATCTTCACCGAAGAGTAACCACATTTCCAATCACCAATTTAATTTTAAGCCCTATGAAAACAATCGTAAATCACCTGTTGAAGTCTAATCGTATCTACGTGCTCACTCCGGAACTCGTCGCTATGGGCATTACCGCCCGCGACATCGAGGTTGTCAATCGCCTTCGCTACCTGCACTATCAGGGGTACGCCAGCGCCAAGCGCTTCTTGCGCCGCTTCGTCGAATCTCGTATGTGCGCCTAAAGGCCCACGAAGTGCGACACTCCTTAGTCATGGGTCGCCCACTACCGCAAGCGGAAGTGGACGGCCCATTGTCGTGTAATTACAGCACACTACCGCACGCTGCGCGGCGGCGATGTGTTGTAATTACGGAGCCTCTTACCGTGCAGTCGGCGCGCGCTGATGGGCGGCGTGGCGGCGGTGGGCGGTTACATATTCCGCTCCGTCCGAGGGGGTAATTACGGTAAACGATTCAGCGCGGTGGGGGGTGCCTTTCGTCACAACCGCACATTCGTGCGGTGATACCCCTCCGTCCTGCCTGTCCATCAAGCGTTTAGCTCGATAACCCCCGGAAAGACGGCGATTTTTCGCAGAAAAACACCCCCTTTTCGGATGTAATCGGCTACAAACCAAGGTTTGCCACGCTCGACGGAGCCTATCAGGCAGGACGGAGTGAGAGAGGAAGCCGGCTGCGCCGTCGTCCGTCTAATTTCCTCCGCTTCGCTCCCGGAAATGGCTTCGCGCGCCCCGATGGGAGAGCGGAAGGAGCATAAAAAAGGTGGAACGGTTTCCCGCTCCACCTCGTCCAAAAAAAATATGATAAAATGAAGTACATGAACTTCAACCTGTGCGGGGTTGATGATTATGCGAAAGAGTATTCGCTAAGTTCTTGTGCGAATTGATGCACGCTTTCCTCTATTTTCTTGACCGTCGCCGCTGATGGTTTGCGATGGCCGGAGAGGTAGTGACCCAATTGTTTCTGATTGATACCCGTAATGGTCTGCAAGCCTGCCAAACTGAATCGTTTGCTTACGCTCTGTAAGAAGCTCGCAACATCGTACTTGAATGTTACCTCCAAGTCGGGCATCTCGTCGCCGTACATTTCTTTGTATTCTTTGTAGAGCGCAAAGAAATCATCTTTGGCAGCCTGTACGGTATCGCCATACCCCATCATACCAAATCGGGCAACGTCTTCTTGCGTGTAGATGTTGTAGGTGCCATCTTTCGCGCGTTCGATGATTGCAGTTACTTTCATAATACTTTAGCCTTTGTTTTGCGAATATATTTTTTGTTTTATTCAGGGGTCAAAATTTGACCCCTGAAATTTTTTCGATTTTTCTCAACATCCCGGTTGCAACTTCTTTTGCACCGTGTCGAGGGATTGAAATCGTTTGGTTCGTGATTGGGCTGAACTAAACCTCGTGTTCTTTACCCTGCCTAATAATGTAGCAGCCGCTTCTTGTAAGTTTTCTTTCTACTTCATTTTTCTTCATTGTTTAGTTGTTTTTAAACACTGCAAAGATAGTAATATTTCTATCATTGGCAAAACTTTTGAGTAAATATTTTCAGTTGGGCGCATTTTTTTTGTTGCAGCTGCACAATCTCCACCTTAGATAGCTCTTCGGCGAAGGCGTGAATGGCTTCGTTGACCTTTCGGGCGGTTGCTTTGCTGGGTTTGCGCTGACCATTGAGGTAGTGAGAGAGTTGCCCTTGGCCGACGCCTGTAATGTTCTGCAGTCCGGCCAGGCTCATCTTCCATTTATAAACAGCGAGGAACGCCGAGAGGTCGTAACAGTAGGTGAAGGTCAGTCCGGAGATGTCGTAGTGGTTCATTTTCGCCATTTCGGTGAGTACGTTCATGTAGTCGGTCCGGGCTTCCTTGACGTTGCGCCCCTCGCCGAAGGCAAAGAACGGCAGGGCTTCGGGGTCGATGGTGGTGATTGAAAAGTAGTCGTCGCGGGTGTGCTCGATGATGAGTTTGATTTCCATAATAAAAAAGTTTGGCGCAAAGATGATACCAATTTTAATAGCGCAAAAATGCGGTAGCAATATTCGTACATTTGGCCTCTGTATTTTTGTCCTTTTCGCCCGCACGCGTAGGACGTACCTTTGCGACATGAACATTGGAGATATAGGTAACAAGTATTTCCTCCTCGCTGATTTGGGGGATTTGAATCTGGGCGCGGCCGCAGGTGCTAAGGCCGTCTCGGTCTCGGTGGGCGGCGCGGAGATTTTCGCGGAGTCGCTCTATGCGGACTCCGACGGGTCGGTCTATCTGCGCGACCTGTGCGGTCTGCTCCAGCCGTATATGCCTACCTCCGGCGTGGCGTCGGTTTCCATCACGTCGGGCGACTTCTCGGCCTCGATGAAGGTGCTGGTCTGCGCTTCGCAAACTACGGACTGGGAGGATTTCGGCGCGGACGAATGGGCCAACAGTCATTTTTTGAATACGGTGACGGATAGGGTGATTGGCGATTCGGTGAGTGCGCTGCTCTATGTGGTCTCTTTGGGTTCGGCGCTGTCGTCGTGCCCCGTCGATGTCGAGGCCCGATATCTGGGCGAGGATGGCGAATGGCATACGCAGTCTTTTATCCTCTCTACCGTCACGGCCAAGGCGGACGTTGTGACGACTGTAGCCGCTTCGCCGTCTTCCGTCCTCGCCGGTCTGAAGAAGGTGGCCCCCACGGCCCAGCGCCTTTCGGGTTACTTCGTCACGGTCGGCCTCCGTAAGGCACGCTTCTTGATTGATTCCCGGCGGACGCCCTATTGCGTCTCGTTTAGCTTCCTCAATGCTTTCGGCCTCCGCGAGTGGTTGCCTCTCTATGGTGAGAGCGTGGCCAAGCGTGCCTATACGCTGACCAATGCCGTCATCAACGGCCGATTGCAGGCTGTGAACCCGGTGGTGGAGATTGACCACACGGTGACGGCCTCCGTCATCTCGGCCAGTGAGGCGGAGATGGTGACGGAACTGCTTGCCTCCGACAATGTGATGGCCTACATCAATAACGGTTGGCGGCAGGTGGTCTTTACTGAGGTGGAATATGAGCCGTCTTCGGCTTTCGACGCCGTCAACGAGGCCAAGTTTACCTATCGCATCGCGAAGAAAAATCATCGCTTTGCCGCAGCCGAGGCAGGCGGTAGCCGCGTCTTCGGCAATGAATTTGACGAAACATTTGAATAAATGGATAGAATACACATCAACACAGCTCGTAAAATTTTGGACACCGGAGAGCCGGTGTCGCTGGAGTTCGTCACGCAAGAGGGCGACTGGGTGCGCATCGATGACGCCGTCTGCATCAGCAGCTATTTTCGTGGTGGCTATCGCCGCATGAGGTTGCCGAACGGTTTTGTGCGCACGGTGCGCGATTGTATGATTGTGCGAATTAACGATATGGAGGTCCACTTATGAGCCACGAGGATTTATACAACGTCTCGGAGATTATGGACCTGCCCGGTACGGGCCTCCAGGCGCTGGTCTCTACGACTACGACAAGCGACATCTTCGACGATGATAGTTGCGAGCTTACGCCGGTCCGCCTGCCAGGCAAGTTGAAACAATACAGCTACGTTCCGTGGGGGCAGGATAATCAGATTCCCTATAACATCATCTCCAAGGTGGAGATTGATGAAATCATGTCGCAGAACAAGATGTTCAACGTCTTGACCTGCTACGGTGCCGGTCTCCGCTTCTTTGACCTCGAATCCGGCCAGAAGACGAAGAACCCCGACGTGGCCCGCTTCGCCGTCCGCAACTATATGCCGCAACTTTTCTTGGAGCAGGTGACCGACTTCAAGTATTTCTATTGGTCGCTCCTCGTGGTCATCCTCGATAAGGAGGGCAAGCATATCGTGCAGCTGCGCCATAAGGACGTCGAGAACATCCGCCTCTCGCCCGCTCGTGGCGGTCGGGTGGAATATGCTTTTTACGGCGACTTCCGCGAGGGGCACACGCTCCATGACGACCGTATCGAGGTGATTCCGCTGTTGGATCAGATTGACCCTATCGGCGACCTCATGCAGCGCATGGGCCTCGAAGTGGGTAACGACGGCATCCGGCGCAACCGCCTCGGCAAGACGGAGCGCAAGTTTGGCATCCTGACGCGCTTCCCCATTCCGGGGGCGCGCTATTATCCCATCCCTTACTACGCCGCCATCTTCCGTGGCGATTGGTATGCTATCAAGCGCCTTATTTCTACGGGCTTGAAGCAGAAAATCAAGAATACCGGTTGCGTGCGCTACCTCGTGGAGGTGCATCGTGATTATTGGTCTACGAAGTGCAAGGAGGCGGGTATCTCCGACCCGGTCAAAGTGAAGGCGTTTATCGCGAAGGAAAAACAGAACATCCGCGAGTTCTTGATGGGTATCGAGAACAGCGGCAAGACGTGGATTTCGTCATATTACACCGACCCGACGGGCAAGGAGCAGCACATGGTCCGTATCACGACCGTAGACACGACCAAGCCCGGCGGCGACTGGGCCGAGGATATTCAGGAGGCGGCTAATATGCTGTGCTACGCCGACGGAATCCATCCTAACCTCGTGGGCGCTGTGCCCGGCAAGTCGCAGAGCAACAATTCCGGCAGCGACAAGCGGGAACTCTTCACAATGAAACAGGCCCTCGAACAGGCGTTCCACGACGTGATGCTCCTGCCTTATCATGTCGTGCTGGCCGTCAACGGCTGGGCCGATACGGTAGGGGTGGACGTCCCGATGATTACTCTAACTACGCTCGATGAGAACGCCGACGCCAAGAAGCGCGGCGTGAACACCGACCCTAAATCAGTCACAGAATGATTGCATCTATATCACAGGGGGATTTACAAAAGTGGCTGCCTACGGCGATTGACCCGACGGCAGAGATTTATGAGCAGCTGGTCGGTCATTTGGAGACCGCCGACGCGTGGCTCTCGGCCTATTTGCTGGGAGGCGAACAGGCTAAGAGCCTCGCGTCACTTTTCGCTTCGGGCGACGAGGGCGAGGCCCTACCGATGTCGCCCTTCCGCCTCGGCGCTACGTTGGCCGAGGTCAAGGAGGAATGGGTGGCTACGGTGGTCTACACGGCCTTCGCCAATGCTATCCCGATGCTCGACCTCGTGCTGACGCCTAACGGCTTCGGCGTGGTCTCGACCAATCAGGTAGCCCCCGCGAGCCGCGAGCGCGTGACGGCGCTCCGTCAGTCGTGCATGGAGGCGCGAGCGCTCCATCTGGACAACTTGCTGCTGGCACTTCCGGGGTGCAAGGAGACGGAGGCGCTGGCGCTTGCCTCGGAGGTGTGGCGCCATCGGACGGCTACCTTCCTACGAACAACGTCGGAGACGCGCCATTTTGTGGCGCCGACCTCGGACACGACCAGGCAGTGGACGATGGAGGAATATTGGTCGTGGTGTCCGATGATCGCCACCGCTACGGCTTCGCTCTATCGTAGCTTCAGCCAAGAGCAGATGGAGGCCCTGATTACTGCCATGCAGGAATCGACGGCCGACGATGCGCAGCGTTATATTATTCGCCGCATCCGGCTGCTCATCGGCGCCATGCTTAGCTCGGATGTGCAGCGCCTCACGGTCCATCCGTCTACGGAGGAGATTATCGCCTTCATGGAGGACCACGAAGAGAGTTTCCAACCTTATGTTTCATCTAAAATCTACGCCGCTCGGCACGCCTCGCGATATGAATCAGCCAAAGAGGACCCATGTTACTTTTTCTAAGGAGATGGTAAGCGTCTCTATTGCCCTTCCCGACGATTGGGAGGATTTGGATGACGACCAGCTGCGCTATGTGTGCCGCTTGAAGGCGTGCGGTTGCCGGGGCGAGGAATTGGGTACTTATGCCGCCGTCCGCTGGAGCGGATTGGAGGTAAGCCACAATTCAAGCGACGGATGGCAGGTGCAGGCCGAGGGCCGGATGTTCCCGCTCGAAGAGTGGCAGCTGATGGCGATGGCCCGCCGCCTCTCGTGGCTCGACCGGGTGGAGCTACCGGTGCGCCCCTCGACGCTGCGCCGAGGCTTGCAGGCGATTGACGCCTACCTGCATGGGATGCAGTTCGGCATCTATCTCCGCCTTCAGAATTATTGGGCGGCCTTCCTCGCTACGGAGGAGCCGCAGTATCTGCGTGAGGTAGCGGCTATCCTCTTCCAGAGCGACCCGGTGCAGATGCTCCCGCTGGACGGCATGGAGCAGTGTATCGTGGTGCAGTGGATGATGGGCTGGCAGGCCTTTTGCCGCAAACATTGGGCCTATCTGTTCCAAGGTAGCGGCGAGGGTGAACTGGCGACCTCGCGCGACATGGAGGCCTCTATGTTGGCGCAGATTCGCGCCCTGACGGGCGGCGATGTGACCAAGGAGCAGCAGGTGTTGGAGTTGGACGTCTGGAGCGCCCTTAACGAGTTGAACGCTAAGATCCGAGACGCCGAGGCGGAGCGGAAGCAGCTAAAGAACCTTCGCCATGGAATTTGAGGCCACGTCTTACTTCGAGAAACTCCTGCAACAAAACAAATTGGCGCAGCGCGAGGGGTTTGTGTTTTGCCGTATCTCGTCGATTGACGGAGCGGAGGAACTGGTGTCTTCAATGCGCCGAGAGACCTCGTTTTTCGCCATTACGGAGTCGGTTGATGGCTCTGCCTCGGATAACGGCAGCGGCTACAGTCGCCGAAAGATTTACACCTGTTTCATCCTACGGCGTTTCCGCACCGGCGACGAGAAGGCCCGGCGCGAGGCAATGGATGTGTGTGCGCAGCTGCGCGATGAACTTTACTCGCGTATGCTGGTGGATGCGCTCGAACTGGAGTCCTCGCTGATTTATCTGGGCGTCTCTACGATTTACGAACATGAGCTACCTACGATGCTCCTCAATGGTTGTTGTGGTCTATTTTTTACGTTCAACCTCGATGTACCGCTGAGCCTCGAATATAATCCGGACGCATGGCAGAGCAGCTAATTGACGACAAGACGGCCAAGGAGTGGGTGGAGGCCTGGAGTAAGACCATGGTCATGATTTGGCAAGACCGCATTGCCCGTCTGAAGGCGGTCCAATCCGGTTCTTTGCTGGGCAGCGTGGAGAACATGGGTGCGCAGTTCAGCGGGGACGGCATCGACCGGGTTTCCGTGGTTCACCGTTTCATCCGTTATGGTGTCTACGTCGATATGGGCGTGGGGCGCGAGATGGGCGGCGAACGATACGCCGACACGACCGCCGACCACAAACAAGGGCAACTGGTCCGTGAGGTGGTCCGCAAGCCGAAGCCGTGGTTCTCCAATCCGTATTTCTCTTCTACGCAAAATCTAAAGGATTTCCTCGCGAAGACCTACGGAGACGAATTTGTGGCAATGCTTGCCATGAGTGCAAAATCAATCGCGAAAGCGGTAAAAACTCAATAAAGTATGTCTTATACAATCGAACAATTAAAGGAACAGGCGGAAACCATCCGCAAGGAGACGGCAGCCGGCGAGAACACCGCCGAGCGCGTGGGCGCCAGTCTGGGCAACATCATCGACAAGATGTCCGAGTGGTCCGACACCGTGGAGAGCGTGGAGTCTGTGAGCGAACAGGCGAATCAGGGGGTGAAGGCTGCGGCCAAGGCGCAGACGTCTGCGGACGCTGCATCTACGGCAGCAGCCAAGGCACAGGACACCGCCAATAGCGGCGTCTCCGTCGGCTCGCAAGCGCTCGCGACGGCTACTGAAGCCAAACAGATTGCCGAGGAGGCGGCTAACAATATCCTCGACCAACAGAGCGATATTGATTCCGTTCAGGCCGGGGTGACGCAGAACAGAGATGAACTCTATGATCTGGAAAATAGAGTGACGACAGAGGTAGAAACGTTGGAGCTGAAAATTGCAAGCGAAGCGGAGGAACGGCAAACAGAACTTGCAAGCGAGGTGGAGCGCCTGGAGACGGAACACACCGCCGACGTTACACGTCTGGAGGATTCCATCAACTACAACGCCCATGAGAACACGGAGCAGCACGATGCGATTGAGCAGACAATTCAGGCGAACGCCGACACGGCCGCAGCCGCTACGGCGGAGAGCAACGCCCGCATCGCGGCCGTCGAGGATTCGCTGGAATACAATGAGTGTGACGACCGGATTACAGCGGTCTTCGCTGATATGCCCTCGAAGGCTGACGTGAAGAACCTCTCCGGAGGCGATTTGATTTTCGTCTCTTCGGCCAAGGCCTACGAGCCGAATGTGTTGTTTACCGTGGAGTTGGACAGCGACGAAGTCCCTTATGTCGACACCGGCTCCATGAAGGACGTGGTGAAGGGTAAGATTTATTGCGTGGTCGGCACTTATTGCCGCTGGAGCGGTAACGGCTGGGTGGAAGATACGGCTACGCGCATCGAGGCGAACCGTAACGGCGTCTCGCAGAGTAACGTCCGGAGTAGCCGCCTCGATTCGCGTATTACTACGTTGGAGTTGGAGCGGACCGAGACGTTTGCCTCGGTGGAAGCATTCCCGACTAAAGGCTCTTCGGCCAAGATTTACATCGACGGCGAGAAGTCCGTCCCTTATATCTGGGACGGCAAGCAGTATGTGGCCATCGGTGGTGCAGCCGTCGGCAACTGTTACAATGTGACGAACGAGATTCCCCTTACAGGCGTGGGCGAGATGTACAACCTCGAAAGCGCTATCAAGGCGGCATGGGATAAGGGGGTGGCAGCTGTCGGCGTGCAGATTACTTTTGCCATCGCAAAGGCATCGTGGAAGACCTATCAGTATATCGGCTCGAATACGACGGAGGCCTCTTTCTGCAACACGGCCAACTGGATTGACTTGGCCGGTATGTCGGCAGGCTCGGAGGCGGTTATCAACGTCAACGAGATGTGCGCTGATACGCTCTACAATCTGGCGCTGGCTATCAATGCGATTATCAACCTCGAAACAGAGACCGGTATCACTTACCGCAAGGGCGGTTTGGTGATTACCTACAAGGTGGCCGATAACGTCTGGGAGACGAAGCAGTTCCACGGCTCGCTGGCCGATTGCACGCCGACGAATACGGAGCTTTGGTCGGACTTCGGGGGCGGTGGCTCCAAGGTGGAGACGTCCGACACTCCGGAGGAGGACGGCACGGATGCGCTGTCTACGGGCGGAGCTTACGCCCTGCAGCAGGGCATCATCTCCGATTGGGAGCAGACGGAGGACGCCGACAATATTTTGATTCAGGGCGTGAACGCCCGCAACAATCCGGTCGGCTCGCAGATTAAGATTCCGAAGAGCAGCGGCGGCGGTACGTCGTCCGGCTCGACGCTGACCATCTACCTGCAAGAGCAGGCTCTTTATGCGGCCTACGGCTCTACCATCTCGACGATGATAGCCGTGAAGTCGGTGCAGTATGACGGCGACACGGAGATTCTCGGCATGATCCGAACGCTTTCCATCGTGGACGGCACGACGGGCTTAACGCTCTGGAGCGAGGACGTGAATCAAAATTCCTCGAAGTCCGCCACGGATTTCAAGTTCTCGCTGGACTTCACCGACT